TATTAAGATTGAAGAAACTGGACATGTAATGCTAGCTGACTATGTACGCAGACACTCAAAAGAAACAGGAAGATTTTATAATATCAACACCAGAAAAGCGATTAAAGCAAAATATTACCGAATTAAACAAATGCAACCTCATTTTGCGTCGCATTCTGTATTTTTAAAAGAATCCCATGAGGAACTAGAAACAGAGCTTTTAAATTTTAAAGAACACGGTACATTTAAAAAAGATACTCTCGATGCACTTCGTTGGGCAATAGATGATATATGGGCGCCTGACGTAGAACAAAACGAAAAAGGAGAGTGGTTGCCACCGCCACCGATTACAGAAGTAGATTGGGAAACAGGTCAAATGTTTAGCGCTGCGGATTTTGTTGAAGCGTAGTGGGAAACTTTGACATAGATTTAAACTTCGGTAAAATATACGAAGAAAAAATAAAAGAGCTTTTTGAAGGCGAAGGAAGTATTGAAGTAAAAACCGAACGCGATATTTGGGCGGATACAGGAAATATTGCTATTGAAATTCGTTCTAGGGGAAAACCTTCAGGACTTTCTATTACAGAAGCAAAATGGTGGATTCAAGTTTTTACAGTAGATGAAGATGTGAAGTTTATGTTAATGTTTCGCGTTGACAACTTACGCAAAGCCGTAAAATACCTGTATATTAACGAGCTAGCGCCAAAAATAAATGGCGGAGACGACAATACTTCGGAATTAATCTTGGTCCCAATTTCAACTTTACTTTTGTTAAACAAAAAATTTTGAATTTACTGTAACATTTTTGTAACATTTACCTACAACATATGTTAAACTTACGTCAGCTTGAAACTAAAAAAATTTCGGCAGAAGAAGTTAGGGCAGATTATTTGCTTTTTGAAAGCTCTTCTGATGAATACCGATACCAAATGGCAGAAGACCATGAATTTTATTTAGGGTCACAGCTTACCAAGAGTCAAAAGAATTACTTGCTCAGTGTGGGTCAACCCCCCGAAGCTAACAATAAAATACGTCCCGCCGTCGAGCAGGTTTTGGCGAATATCGCTGCATCTGCTCCTGAATGGGATGTTCACTCTGTGGGCAAAACCGATAATGATGCAGCGTTCGTCTTTGACCAATTACTTGATAAAATATGGTACGATTCTGATGCGGATGTCCATTTTCGTCAAGCATGTAAAGATTTTATTGTTAAAGGATTGGCATATATGTACATCTATCCTGATTGGCAGGGAGATGGTGGTTTAGGAACTATTAAAGTAAAACGTATGCCACCTGAGTCTATTTTTGTAGACCCAAATAGTTCGATGCCTGACTTTAGCGATGCTAGCTCAATTATCTACTCCGACCTTCATACCAAAGAACATTTAAAAGTATTGTTTCCTCAATATGCAAAGCAAATTGATGATGCGGAAGAAAATCATCAAAGAAATGAACAAGAATCTGGAAAATATTCACGAGACAATATTGAAACTAGAGGAAGCAATGACTTAGACCATCAATCTAGAGTGAGGAAGTATTGTTATTTTAAAAAAGTAAATATTCCTCATGCGTTAATTCTAGATACAAATACAGGGAAAAATCAATTATACAACCAAGAAGAATATAAAGAATTAATAAAAGACGATAAGTACGAAGACTTTTTGCAAGAAGGCATTATAACAGAACAGTTAGCGTATCAAACAAGAATTAGAGAAGTGTTTGTTGTTGGTGACATAGTTCTTTACGATGAGATACTTCCAATCTCTGAGTATCCTATCGCAGTAGCCTGTAATGAGCATGCGGGCAATCCGTTTCCAAGTGGCGATGTAAGGCACGCCAAAACCCCTCAACGCATGCTCAACAGGACTGAAGCGCTAATTATTTCGCATACCAATGCTACTACAAATTTTAAACTTCTTTACGAAGACGGCGCTATTGATGCTAGTGAAATACAAAAATGGCATATACCAAATGCAATTATTCGAGCAAATCCTGGCGCATTAGCAACAGGAAAAATAAAAGAATTTGCGCCCCCTGCTGTGTCTTCTCAGTTATATACTGAAAAATCAAGATATGAAGTAGATATTGAAACTGTATTTGGTGCATACAAATTTCTACAAGGAAACGCTCAAGGCGCTCCTGGTACTGTAGGAGAAGCGCAAATTATGGATGAGTCTTCTTCTAGAAAGCAAAATTGGAAAATTTTACCTATTTACGACATGCTGACTAAAACAGCTAAAGTTGTAACACAATGGATGCCAAGCGTATATGACCAACAACGCACATTGCGAATTGTAAGTCCAGTTGGAGATGAAAGTGAATTAACATTAAATATTCCTGTTATTGACGATAAAACAAATGCAGTTAAAAAACTGTATGATATGACAACATCACAATTTGATGTTCGAGTAGTAGTGGGTTCTACTCGTTCTAAATCTCCAATGGCAGAATTACAAAAAGATTTAACTCTTCTGAATGCAGGTATTTATGATAAAACGCAAGTTATTATGAATATGAAAGGTGATATAGATAAAGCGTCATTAATGCAACGTATGGGAGAGATAGCAAATTTACAAGCGCAGTTACAGCAAGCGCAGGAAGAACTCAAGAAAATGCAAGGCGACTTGCAAACTCGTGAGAGGGAAGTGTTCCATGCCAACATGAGGGCTGAAATAAGTGAGGCTACCAAACCAGTTTCTGAAGCGGTAAGCAACATTAAGTCTAATGCAAAGTTGGAACAAGCACGACAAAGAGACAAGACTCGCATGGTCGGTGAAGAATTGTCTGTCGTAAAACAAGCGATTAACTCAGAATCCAAAGCTCCGCAAGCATAGCGGATAACTTTAAAGGAGCATCGTAATGACAAATGAAGACCAGAAAAGCCAGAATGAGACAATGAGCGAAGATAACCTTCTTGCTGAACTCGATGAGTTCAATACAGGCTCTTCACCTGAAGCTGAACAAGAACAGCCAGTGGAAACACAAGAAACTGTCGAACAGCCCGCAGAAGTTCAAGAGACTCAATCTGATGAGAAAGTTGATAAAGTAGAACCAGAGCAAAATGAATCCGAGATTGAGCAATGGTTAATCGAGAACAAATTCAAGAATGATGAGGAAGGTAAACAGAAATTAGCAGAAGCTTATAAACAACTCCAGTCAAAAACAGACAAAGAAAGGAATGAATGGAGTAGTCAAAAAGACAAGTTTAATAAGCTAGCTCAATTAGACGACTTTCTTGCCAGTAATCCTGATGTTGTGAAAAAACTCACAGATTCCGTACAGGAAAAACAAAAGGATATGAATGCACCGCCAGTTAAGCCTGAAGATTATGATATTCTCGATGAAAGCATTGATAACTCTAGCTCCGCTAAATGGAGAGCAGAACAAGACCAATGGCTAATACGTCAAGGCGCTGCTCAAGCCATGATGGAGGTGGAAAAGTTAAAGTCTGAACTCTCAGAGTCTCAGGCATTTGACGCTGAAACCGCACAGTTACGGAAAATGGGGTTAAGCGATACAGATGTTGTCGAATACAGGCAATTTATGGCTGACCCAAATAATGTATCTCAGGAGAACTTGGTGCAAATCTGGAAAACTTTATCGAACAAAGGGAATAGTCCTCAACCAAAATCAAATGAGCAAACTCCTAAGGTAAAGAATAAACCGAATAGCGCAGCCTCTGTTAGCGGGAATGCGCCTCAAGCTATTGAGCCAGAAGAAAAAGCTGTAGACGATTTTTGGAAAGGGATTATGGAATTTAATAATACTAATACATAGTGTTATAGTCTCTTTTTTTTAAGTGGACTGTAACATTATCGTAACATAAATAGGAGGTAGCAAGATGTCTACAAGTTATGGTACGGGTACAGCTCTTCAGTTTTCAGATGCGTCTCAAAGACAAGTTCTTGAACTGGGAGAAAAAATCCACTACTACAATCCAAATGTTACTCCCATTTTCTCATTTTTTGGAATGAAGTCAAGCGTGACTCCAGTCCCTATATTTGAGTGGATGGAAGATGAGTACATGATTAAAAAATCTATCAAGTTCGATATTGTAACAGAAGGAGCTGATAGTGCAACTGCTAATGTTTCAGATACTTTATATGAAGCAACTAATGGTGTAAATGGCGGGAATACTGTTGTAAATCTTCAAAAGCAAGCCCAAGTAGAAGCTCTTGAAGTTGGCGGTGTTTATTCCGCAGCTCAATCTGCTGGTGCTTTTGGCGATGCTGCCATTACCCATGTTTTGTGCGTTGCAATAGGTAAAGATGTAAACCTTACATCTCCGACAGATAAAAGCGCTCAATTTGTAGGCTTGCATACTGGAACAGTAGGAAGTGATAGTGTTTGGTATGTTGAACAACTAGCTGATGGAGCTGATTTATTTCAAGTTGGTTCAGGAAGAACAGTCACTCTAACATACGTAAATAACGCTGGTCAATATTATGACGCTGGTACAGCAACTAGTTTTTATGGTTATAATATAAATATTGGCGCCCACGCAGCATCGGGAGATGTTGGTAATTTAGCTGATGCTGATTACTTTATGCAAAGTGGTGGTATGAATGGATATGCTGAAGGTGCTGCTGTTGGTGTAGAAACTCGTAAAAAAGTTCGTAGGTTAAAAAACTGTACGCAAATTTTTCGCGAGCCTTATACTATTACTGGAACAGCAAAAGCGTCTAAACATTACGGTGGTTCAGAAATGTCTCGTTTGCAAGCTAGAAAGCTAGCAAAAATTAAAGGAGATATAGAATGGGCTATTTTAACAAATGGCGCTATTTCCTTAGATGCTAGCTCAGAAAATCCTCAAAGAAAATTTCAAGGTTTAGGTCTTGGAAGTTCTAATGGCTCCATTGTTTCTTTGAATGGATACGATAATTCTAACTTGCAATTAAGTTATTCATCTGGTGACTTAGACGGTATGGATGGAGTTGTTGAGTACATTTTTTCTGACATGGTGTCTGGAAGTATGAAGAAAATGGTGTTTGCATCAAACAAATGGATGGTAAAGCTAGCAGCTATGACAAGAGGTGCTGATACTGGTTTTTACGATACAGGTGAAAAAACAAAAAGCGGTCTAAGAGTTCGTTCCTATATGGGACCTGTTGGAGAGCTTGAGTTTGTTCCTCATCCATTTTTAAAAGGTGCATATGAAGATTATGCAATAGCGGTTGACCCTGCGAATTTTTCAGTTCGCCCGTTGGCTGGTCGCGATATGCAACTTCGTAAAGACATCGTTAAGGATGGTCGTGATGGTCAAACTGATGAATGGCTAATGGAAGCAGGTGTTGAACTTCGTAATGAGCAAACACACGCTATTTTAAAGCTATCATCTTAAAGGTAGTCTAAAACCTAATAATCGCTTGGGGGCGGGCAACCGCCCTCAAGATAGGAAAAAACATGAAAGAAACAACATACGGAACGGGGGCAACAACATTTAGCGATGGTTCGTCAAGAATGACAACTACGTTAGGAAAGAAAAAATCACGAGTCCGTAAAAAACGAAAAAAGAAATATTAATGAGGTATCAAGAAGCATACGAATTAATTGATGCAGGGGTAGTTGCAGGTGGAATTGAGATTCCTGTGTCTCATAATTTAATGGAAATTTATTTTGACCAGGCTGTAAACGATATTGCTATGAGAGCAGTTCGTAAAAAAGACTTTCAATCGTTTAGTTCTAGTGGAAAAGAGTATGTTTTTACTAAAAACAATTATTCAGGTCAAATTTACAAGGTTGAGTTGGACCAAGCCGATGTTCCTTTTGTAGATGAATCTGCAATTATATCTAATGTTGAAGATGACGATGTTTCTAAAATAGGTTATTATATAAAAACAGATACTTCAACAGGTTCCATAACGGGAGTTACAGGGGCATCTCCAAGCGTGGTAACTTCAGCATCTCACGGATTAGAAACAGGTGATTATGTTATTTTTAGCGAAATAAAAGGTCACTATACAACAGCAAGTAAGGTATCTCACTTAAATAGTAAAAGACTTGCGATTACTAAAGTAGACGCCAACAGTTTTTCTGTGGCAGTAGATTCTTCTAGCGAAACAACTGCATATTCTAGCGGTGGATTTTGGCAAGAAGACACACATAAGTTATATTTAACAAAGAATCCCGACTCTGGAAATACGTTAAAAGTATATTATTACGCAAAGCCAGAGCCTAAAGCTAGTATAGCTAGTAGAGTAGATTTACCCGAACAATTAATTCCAGCAGCAATTCACAACACATTAGGTCATTTTTTAAATCTTGGAGGAAATCTTCAAGTTGGTAGCGGGCATATGGGACTAGCAAAAAAGCTAGAACAAGAATACATTGACACCTCACGAGCTAAAGAACCTATGCCTCACATAGTTCCAAACCCTATGCAGGTATTTGTAACGACAAGAAATGGTTCTATTGAAAATCTTACAGGAGCAGATGATTAATGGCAAATTTTCAAGAAAGAATTGAAGATATGATTGGAGCCGTTGCAAGTGTAGGTTCTGACGACATTTCTGCAAATGAGCAAGCTATACAAGACGCTTTGCAAGATACTGCAAAAGATATTATTAATAAAGTTCGACCAGATATATTTATTCAGTTTGCTACAAAATCATCTAACGTTACATCCAATCCTATTGCTACCAATTTAGAAAATTCAAGAATAGTTTTAGTAGAGAGAAGAGAAGAGGATGACACAACGAGTTTGTACCTATCTTGCGTTTTTATTGACGCTTCTTTACAAGGAAAAATACAAAATCCAAATAGCGTTTTCTACGCTACAGACGAAGCTCCTAGATGGACGTTTAATGATAATGACGTATATATTTATCCAGAGCCTTCTGCTAGCAATCCAGCAAGATATTATGCAATGGAAAACCCAACAATAGAACACAGTGATAGTTCTGTTACTAAGTTTCCTGATGAGCTAGAACATGCGCTAGTTTTAGGTGCTAGCTCAAGATTAAAATTTAGAGCAATAACGTTTTATAACGAAGATGAAGACCCAGAACTGGTAACACTTCATCGCGCTCAGTATCAAGAATTATTAACAGAGTTTAACAATGCGCTAGCTCCGTTTCTAGCTCGTGGTGAATAATGGCAAAGCAAACCTATGTAATTAGAGAGTTTCATGGAGGCTTAAACTCAAATGCAGACCCCAGAGATGTAACTAAAGAAGAATCTCCCGATATAAAAGCTGGCATTACTAACCTTGGCAAATTAACAACTACAGGAGAATTTGACACAGGAACTACAACAGGTACTAACTCAACAAATTCTATTACGAATAAACATGGATTATTTGTAATGAGTAGCGATGTTCAAATAGACAATAGCAGTGCAGACGAAACATTAATTTTTTTATATAATTTAGATACTAAAATAGATATTTTAGACAGCGATGGATGGCATGCGGATGAAATAACAGTGCCTTCTGGAGCTAAACTTGCATTTTTTTCTGCGGATGGAATTTTAAGGATAAGTGATTCAAATTTAGGAGGTCTTGGTAGATGGTATGGATATATTAACAGAACCGCATTTTCTTCATTGGGAAGTTCTGAAGCTATTAATGATTGGGTAGACACAAACGCGTATCCAGCGACTCCAAGTGCGGGAAATTGTTTAATAAGCACACCTTATAAAGCAGATGATTCAACAGGTCCAAACTCAGCAATAGGTGAATATAAAGGGGCTATTGGGAGCGCTTTAATTGACAACTCAGCTATGAATTTACGCGTAGGAGTGTCTAGCGCAGTATCTGTTAAGACTGATGGAACAGCAATTAATGTATCGGACTGCACAAAAGACCCAGATGTAACAGCAAATATTTTCACTAATTATAAAACGTACGCTACGGGAAGTGCAGATACTTACGAAAATGCTTTAGATGTTTACCCTTTATTTTTAGACAATAATATGTTTATTGGAGGAATCCAGGGGCAATCCACAACAAACGGAGCTGATAATGAAATTATATCTACAAACAGTACAAATTTAAATTATATAATAGATGAAAAAAAATCAGTAGCTGTAGGTGTTTATTTTTGGGAAGAAGAATTTAATAAAGTTGATTTCT